TGACAAAAGAATCCTACACGACCTGGATGTTCTAGGAATAAGGGAAAGATTCATAGAACCCTTAAATTACGTGCATAATTTATTAAATTTAATCAGTAAAACCTTCATGTAGATCATTGGGTTCGAAGCCAATAAGATCTAAACGAGAGTTGTCAAAATCGTAAAGTAAATTATTGTAATTCACAGTTAGTGGTTTAATTTTCTGTGAACAATATAATTCGTTATTATATTTATCGATTTTAGCATTAATTTCTGATCTTTGTTTGTCAAACTCTTCTTTACCATACATAAACATTTCTCTAAGAGCTGTTTCACAATTGTCACGGACTGATTCAAGTGGATCTTCAGATTTTCTGACCCATTGATAGATGTTTTCTATAATGTCCTTTTTGAGTGGTGCTCTTACAGTATGTTGTTCGATAGATTGAGTTTTATACTCTGGATCGAGAGTGAAATTTCGTTTAAGAAATAGGATGGAATCTGGAGATTTAAGAGTAAATTCAGTTGATGTTTTATCTCCAGGGGTAATGTGCATACCAAGATTATCTAAAATAGGTTTAATTTGATCGCCCACGAAGAAATAGCCTTTAGGTGTTGATTTGACTATATCGTCTCCGTACATGATGGTTTGTACTCTGCTACGATAGATATTAAGGTCGCATCTGTAATTGTTTTGCTTGCATAAAATTCTAAATACATAGTACATTAATAAATCGTGTACAATACAATTAAGCTCAGCCGTAATAGCACAACCACTACATTGACCACTACTTTTGCAAAAGAGTAAATCTTTAACCATTATAGTAGTATGTATTAAGTCGTGTATTAGTACTCGTCTGGCTTTAGCTGCATCGCTATCCAATTTATCCCCGTACCACACATTAATAATGTCAGCTACTTTCATTAATAATTCTGGGTGTAGATGTTGATCCCAATTTTTGTAATCAAAGTCTTCCCAATGGTCGTTAAGACTTTCCAAGCGCTGCCACATTTTGAACCAGTCTTTAGCCGGGTTGATACCAACACAACTTGAGATAGTTCCTGCGTTATGATGTTGTACAATTATAAATGCGCCGAAATACTTTCTAATTAACAGATTGTAATCCATTGGTAGGCATGTGAATACTCGAGTTTGACCATCTATAATTTTCTGATTTGGTCTTAACTCATCTTTGAGACACATGTAAGCGATTGTTGGTATTTTAAAACCTTGACGAGCTCTTGATTCTCTTAAGCCAATCATTGCACGCAGATCTTCTTTCATTTCAAATACTTTGCCATCTTGTTCATGTCGAGGCTCAATTTCGTTAAACCATTTATACTTACCTAAATCATTTGGATCTTTTTCTTTTACAAAAGGATAGCCAGGACTAGTTCTCATGTCTAGCTTCTTTAAATAAGGTTTAACTCCATTAATCATCTGATAATCATCAAGTAGCATTTTCTGGAAACCTGGTGGTTGGTCCCAACTTGAGTATTCTAATGCTAGTTCATCTGCAGCAATATCTAACTCGTAAGTATCAATCGCACCAATTGGTTCATCAAAACCTTTAATGGCTCTGTAAATTATTGGCTTACCTCTAAGTTCTTCTTTCATTCTCAAATCATAAGGGTGTAAAACTGCTGGTTGAAATTTAACATTACTAGGATCATGGATAACAGATGGTACAAATTTAGTAGTAACAGCTTGTGACACTTGCTTATTTTGAGGTATTTTACCTAAGTAATTAAGACTTTGATATTCTAAGTCAACTTGAGGCATTGATGCTTTAGCACATGTCACTTCGATGTCGTCTTCAAAGTTAACTGATAAATTTTCGTCAACTTTAAGTATTTCTAAAGCATTGTTAAGAGATTTCTGAGTAATTGGTTTAAAATAGCCTTGATTATTGTATCTTGATCTACAGACTAAAATTCCTAAAATACGATTTTGACTTGATGGTTCACAACTAATTAATAAAGAGCCTGATTGTCCTTGAATAACTGGAATGTTGGTTGAATAAGTATCCAGTATACTATAAGATTGATTTTCATAAAAACCCGTTTTAGTATAAGGTTTAGCTATTACATTAGGTACTAATACTGGACACATTAATTGTTCAGGATCATAAATTGTTACAGCCAACCCATTATGAGTTCTATTTGGGATGTCATTAGTTACAAAATGCTCTACTAAAGATGATGCGTGAGGTAGTTTATTATCACATTTATATACACAAGCGTCAATATCACCCAATTTAACATATCTGTTGGTATTAAAGATTTGCTTCTTGGTTGACATTCCGGTGTGTCTATTGTGAAGTATAACTTCAAACTCATCACCTTGTTTAAGTTTATTAAAGAAGTGGTCATTAGTTAGAATACATGTGCCTGAAATTCTTAATGCAGAGTTTGCCATAAATTTACCATTTGATAATTTAATCTTTACTATGCACATAGAATCTTTCTTAATTATTTTATTATACACCAAATCATAAGTATTTTGATTGGGCATAGCACATCTTAGTTCTTCTTCTAAATCTGTAAATCCTGTAACATTAGTTGATTGAAATCGAATTGGTTCTAAATTTTTAATTTTAAGTTTTGGTTTAATTTGTTGTTTTCCAGAACCGCTCGAGTATTGTAGTGCTGTTGAATCCAATACATTTCTATGCATTAAATACCACATAGAAATAATAGCTGATATACTAGCTATAATTATGGTGAGTGGATGAGTTGCTAAGTTCTTAAGCATTTGTTGTAATTTTTGCCAATAACTATCAGATCTATTAATATGATCTCTTGTTATGTCATTGGAATTATCTAAATTTGAACATAAAGCTGTGAATTCGGATATCTGTAAGATATCATTTGGAGTTGCATATAAATTAAGTCGATGTTCTCTATATGATCTATTTAATCCCATACAAGTATCACAATCACAACTGTATTGTTCAATAGTAATAAAATCATCACCACATGGAGATTCAGGAATTCGCATTGGCACTCTAATAACTCGACCTCTTCCAAAAACGGTACAATAGTAAGCTCGAGTAGATTCAAATTTTTCTTTATTAATTGGTGGAATAGAGTTTATTCTTGTGAAAGATGTATAAGAACTTTCAGATGATGAAGATGGTGTTGCTAAGGATGGAGTCGTTAATAAATCATCTGATTCTAGAGACATTGGGAAAGTATTTGTTGATGATGTTGGAGATTCTAAAGTTTTTGGTATAGTTTCATTAGAAGAGCTAAAGTCACTATGTATTTGTGCTTTAACTTTAATTTTTCTTGGATTTAATTTATAAGATGGTTTTATTTGAGATTTATTATTTGAGATAGTATTAAGTATTTCACCATCCTCTAATTTTCTGATTATTGCATCAACATTAACTGTTCCATTTTGTCTTTCTAATAATTTATTTTGTAAAGAATACCAAACAAGATATTGATCACATAAATAAGTAATAAGATCTTCATAATTTAAAGTTCGTAAAAGAGAAGTTCCATCTGAAGTATAAATTTCAAATGAAACTGGTTGATGATGACCCATTTCAACTAAAAGTGGATCTGCTGGTTCGAATTTGCTAGCTGGTCTCATATGAATTCTTACATTCATTCTTCTAGTTAAAGCTGAGGCATCGATAATTTCTTTTCTTTTAATACTAAAATCATTTGATGTTGATATTATAATTTTAGATGTGAAATCAATACCCTTATCTGTAACGGAAGCTTGAATAGTAGAGAATGGTTGACTTGAGACCATTTGAATTAGTAAAAGAGGAGAGGGTGTTGCTCCTTCAATAGCAGTTGCGTCTTGGAAAACGTCATCAATCATTACACAATACTGACCTGCATAACCTGTCATATGTTTAGAACAAAAATTTAAAGAGTATAACCAATCACGATCTTCAGTTGGTATAACATCCTTGTGTTCTTCACATTGTTTTAATACTTCTTTCATTCGCTTAAGTATATCGGGTACTAGAGTAGTTTTACCTAAACCAGAATTTCCAATAATATTAATCCAGAAAGGTACAAATCTTTGTGAATAATTACAAGGTAATCTGCTGATGGACATTAGAGATTGACGAACCTGACTTATTTTAGTATAAACCCACTGAGATATATGAGGTTTAACTTCTGTAGTAGGTCTATTAGCAATTTGATAAGTCATGTCAGTGAGGATATTATTACACCATAATAACTTTTGTCTTAATTGGTCATTTCTACTAATACTGATAGTGTTTACAGGATTTGATAAATATTCTACCTCCTTAAAAAATTCACGCCTTGGTGTATCAGGTGGATCGATAACTTCAGCCTTAATTAACATTTCTTCTAATTGAGTTTGATCTTGACCTATTAAATATTCATAAGCTATTTCGTAAACCCACTTTGGCCATAAGATTAAAATTTGATAGAGTTTTTGAATACTAACTCCTGTTTTTGATACTACATGAAAGGCTTCTGCTACACGTTTTGCTTTACATTTAGTTAACATAGATTTGTCACAAAATACTTGGTTGCCCATAAAAATTCCAGTTGAGATTACTAAAAGAGTTGCCATAATGGCGCATAAAGCCGGACTAGATTCCTTGAAATTTTTAAAGAAATTTTCAAACCAAGTTTCAGTAACATTTGGTGGTATTAAAAGAGATTCAGTTTCTACTGATGTTGACTCATATTCCTCTGTATTTGGTTGATCCGAGGGAGATATTAGATTTTTAATAGAGTCATAACAGTATTTAAAAGTTTCTGCTACCATGTTAAATAAATTTGGTATGTTAAATAAGCGATTAATAAGTTTTATAAAAGCCCATGTTATAGTATAAATGTTAAAGTTAGCAATTAAAAGCATTAAATCAGCTGTAAAATCATTTGTAATTTGAGAGATGTCAAGATTTCCAGCTTTAAGGGCATAAAAAGAAGATGCTGCTGAACAACCAATTGCTCTTCCAAAATTTGATAGAGATGATACAATACCAGTTATTTCAACCTCGTCCTTCATTTGATATTCGTCGTCACTATAATCATATTTAATCTCTTGATGAGAAGACCATAATGTACTACACTTACAAATAAATTCTCTAGGTATCATCCAACTAAGTGGTCTTGTAAAAGGATCAAATGTTGAACACTGATAAATTAAATAATGGACATGAGCAAAAGGAGGTGTATGTCTATATTCTTGAAGAAAATCTTGATAGTATTTAGGGAACAAATTTAAATAACCTTTACCGGTCTTAAGATACAATTCTTTTGCTGCTAACACAATGAGATACTTTTCCATAAATTTTGTTCTTTGACTAAATCTTCCTTCAACAATAAATCTTTCAAATCTTCTAAGAAAATCACTATTTATAGAATAATCATACATTTGCAAATAAACATTTTCATTAAAAATTTCTGAGATTCGATTAAGTCTAACAGATAATGTCATACAATCATGATTATAATTACTAGGTGGAGCTTGAGGTATTAATTCTTTAAATTTCTTGAGATTCTTACTTAAAACATTTCTATTATTATAAGGATGAAAAGCTAAAATAGGCATACGTAAAGTAATTTCATTAATTTGGGATGATAAAGATGAAAC